ACTGGGGTAGAGAAATTGTGCAAGAAGGCTTCACAGCTTTACAAGCGATGCCGGAGTGGTATCAGTACAGCTTGGGCCTCATTGTGGCAGCGTCGCTAGGTATGCGTGGCGCAACCAAGATGTTTGGAAAAAAGTAGTTTAAATTTGTCACTAAAAACGGAGATTAAGACATGGCAATAGGTACAAAGATTAAAGCAGGCAGGATTAAAACTGGTAAACCTAAAACCAACACAGGTAAACCAGATAATTCTAACTTTGGAATTAAACGTAAGCCGGGGAAAAACGTCAAACCTGCACGAAAGATGGGTAATAAAAAATTAAAGCCACCTACAGGACTGCCATCTACTGGAAGCGGTGCAACAAAAGCTAATCCGGGTAAGCCGGATAATTCTAACTTCGGAATTAAACGTAAGCCGGGTAAAAACATTAAACCTGTACGAAAGATGGGTAATAAAAAAGTCAAAAAAGTAAGTAACAAAGGCAAGATGGTTTTATTCTAGAAATGAGCGTCGCTAGGTATGCGTGGAGCAACCAAGATATTTGGGAAGAAGTAACATGAACGAAGATAGAGTAAGAAAAGGTATGGGTGCAGCAGCAGTAGGTTTAGCAGGTGCAACAGGACTTGCCGTGGGTGCTAAGTCAGCAATAGACGGTGCAGCCAGAAGAAAACCAGCACAAAGACCTAAAACAAAAGCACAAACCAGATTTGCAGCACAGGCTAAAGATACTAAAATTAAAACTGCTCAAATAAAAGTAGACCAGCTAAAGTCCATCCAGCCTAAAGACCTAAATGCTAGAGATGTAAAAGTAAGAAAAGCACTTTTACAACAGCAGAACGAGATACTTAAAGGCTTAACAAAAACGCCTACAAAAGAATTGGCAAAGAAGTTTGCATTGCGTTCTATACCCCTTGTAGGAGCCTTCTTAACTGCTATCACTCCAAAACCAGCAGGTCAAGGTTCTGCACTTACAGGTCCGGGGTCAAAAAAGAAACCATGAGCGTCGAAACCTTTCTCAAGTGGAAGATACTCCCACGCTTTATGATGCTAGCCAGTACAATCATGTCGTGGCGTTGCGCTGAGTGGTTCATGGCTTTACCCGACCCAACAGGCGCACAGTCAGCTTTTGTGTCTGTAGTGATGGGCGTTATGACGGGTGTGTTTGGTATTTGGATGGGCCACGAACACAAGGGTGATAACCAGTGAAACAAGCAGCCACAAAGCTAAACGAAGCAAGCGAGATAACTATCCCTCTCCGCAATCTCATCAGTATGATTGCGTTTACTGCTGTTAGTGTGTGGGTTTACTTTGGCTTAACTGAGCGTATTAGTTTTTTAGAACACAACCTAGAACTTACTATGGAAGAGGTCGAAGAAAACGACAACTGGATTGATGAGTTCGAACCACCTAAGTCTGTACAAGATACGGTAGGCAGGGTACACGAATTAGAAATTGAACTGGCTAAGTTAAAATTATTGATAGAGAGTAACCGATGAACTACAATCGTGGTAAGTTAATTGACCAGCTAATCCTACACGAGGGCCTCAGACTACAAGTCTACCAAGACCATCTGGGCATCGACACAATCGGTGTAGGTAGGAACCTCGAAGACAGAGGCATCACCGACGGCGAACTAGCCTTTATGAGCCTTCTTAAAAACGAAGTATACGACACGGGTATTACAGAAGCTAATGCTCGTTTCCTTTTGTCTAACGACATAGACATTGTAGAGAAAGAACTACTTAATGCTCACCCTTGCATTGAACGTATGGATGATGTTCGTATTCGTGTGGTACTTGACATGGCCTTTAACATGGGAGTGCCGCGTCTTTGTAAGTTTAAGAACATGTGGGCAGGCATTGAAGACGGCGATTACATCAAGGCTTGTGTCGAGATGCTCGACTCTCGCTGGGCAAAGCAGGTAGGCAACAGGGCAATTCGTTTGTCCGAAGCCATGAGAACGGGAGAGTTAAATGTCTGATAAAAATTCTAGAGGTCGTAAAGCAGCCCGCAGTATTGAAAAAAGTAACTTTTCTGTCTACGACGCAGTTAAAGACCCTGACGCAGTAGTACACAGCCCTTATGGTAGCGCGGTAACTGAAGAACATAAAAAAGATTTGTTTAAACGCATGAATTTAATTAGGACAACGTAATGCCACCAGTTAATGCAGGTTCTAAATACCGCACAGAAACAGTGCTTTTGAACGCTACCAGTGAAATCACGGTTTACACTGTACCTGCTACTTTTGCTAGCCACGTAGAGCATTTCTTTGTTGGTAACAGCCATAGCGGTAACGTGACCCTACGCCTTGACTGGTACCACGCAGATAGCACTACAGAGTACACCATAATGTCAGGGTACACTATTGCAGGCGGGGCTATTGCTTCTATTTTCACAGTAGATAAACCTTTATTTTTACATGCTGGTGATATTCTTAAATGTACGGCTAATACTGCAGATGTACTTTCCGTAACAGTTTCTGCTGAAGAGTTTTTGGACCCAACGAGAGGATAAAAAAAACAATGCCGCCAGTTAAAAAGAAAACCAAAAGCAAAGTAAACGCAGCCGGAAACTATACTAAGCCAACCATGAGAAAGCGTTTGTTTAATAGCATCAAGGCAGGTGGTAAAGGTGGCAAGCCCGGTCAGTGGTCAGCACGTAAAGCGCAGATGTTAGCCGTAGCATATAAAAAAGCAGGTGGTGGATACAAATGATTGCAGAAACATTAGCGGGTATTGCACTTGTAAAGAGTGCTGTCGATGGCATTAAATCCGCTATTGGTACAGCAAACGATATCGGAGAAATTGCAAGTCACATTGATAACCTGTTTCTTGGCGAACAACAAGCTCAAAAAGCCCGAAATAAAAAGTCTGGCGTAAATCAATTTGATGTAAGTTCCGTTGCCAAAGAGACGATTGATGCAAAACTTGCAGCCGAACACCTGTACACGGTTTCCGTAATGATAGACCAGCGTTTTGGGCACGGTACGTGGGCGGGTATTGTTAATGAACGTGCAAGAAGAATACAAGAAGCTAAAGAAGAAGCCCGGCAAGAACGCATAGAAAAAAACAGACAACAGCACGAGTTGATGGAAACCCTGAAGACCGTAGGTATTGTGCTGGGTGTTATTGCAGTAGCCTTTGGTTCTTTAGTAGCTGTTGTATTGACTTCACCCTAAATAAACTGTATAATGGTAGTATTTAGGAGTTCTCATGCAGAAGATGGCTGTAGACGCACTAACCCACCGATACAACTTGGAGATGCTGGATGCAAAGAGCGTATTCAACAATCATTACAAAAGCTCTGATTTTACAGGTGACCATCCAAGTCTTCTTAAAGATATGGATGCATCGGTTCAAAAGTATACAGAAGCTGTCGAAAAACTAAGGGTACTGTCGTACTTAGCAGGAGACTTATATGGCATTGAAGAAGAGCCAACGCTCTTTGAAGGCGTGGACTAAACAAAAATGGAGAACCAAGAGTGGAAAACCATCTACTCAAGGGTCAAAAGCTACCGGAGAAAGATATCTTCCGGCATCAGCTATTAAGGCCCTCTCACCAAAGGAATACGCAGCTACAACCCGTGCTAAAAGAAAAGCAACTAAAGCTGGTAAGCAAGTGTCCAAACAGCCTAAAAAAATACAGGCTAAAACAAAAAGCCACAGAAAAGTAAGATAAGTAGGAGACACAAATCATGGCAATTACAACTGCAATGTGTAATAGCTTCAAAACAGAACTTCTAGGTGGTGTCCACGATTTGGATTCAGACTCTATAAAACTTGCCTTGATTAAGTCGGGTATGTCCGGCACCTACAACGCCAGTACAACTAACTATTCTAATGTTACAGACAATAGCGACGAGGCTAGTGGGACAAACTATTCTGCTGGCGGTCAGGCGCTTGATGGCGCATCTATTGCTTTGAGCGGGTCTACAGCTATCGTTGACTTTACAGACGAGGTGTTCTCAAGCGTTACTGTCTCTGTAGCAGGTTGTATTATCTACAACGCAGGACAATCTAACAAAGCTATCGCTGTCATCGACTTTGGTGGTACTGTTTCTGCTACCGCAGGTAACTTGAGTATTGAATTTCCTGCTGCTGACGCAAGTAATGCTGTCATTCGGATTGCGTAGGAGTAGTTAATGGCTACTGTATCCGCACGTTACGGGTCTGGTGTTTACGGTTCTTCTGCGTACGGATTAGTAAACTTATCTAAAGCTATTACCGGCGTAGCAGGCACTGTTGGTGCACCCTCCGTTACTCAGACGCATACCTCTAATGTCTCTCTTACTGGCGTATCTGCAACAGGGGCCGTTAGCACTACCACACAGATTCTAATAGTAGCAATAAGCGGGTCAACTGCAACAGGCTCGATATCTTCTCTTAGCCCTAGCATAGCAGAATCTTTACTTAGTGCACCCGCTACTGGGACCATAGGAACTGTAGGAACCACCGCAGTAGTGTTTGATTTTAACGCAGTTCGAGAACTGTACGACAGACGGCGAACAGCAGTTGTAGATAGGGCAGCTTAAATGCCTTTAACAACATACGAACGAACCATACACGTAGTTTTAGAACCTCGAACATTTCTTGTTGAGGATGGTATCGACACATACGAACGCACAGTGTTTGTTACCCTAGACCCCAGAGTTGTTAGCGTTGAAAGTGCGGGTAACAGCTTTACACGAACAGTCCACTTGGAGTAGTTAATGTCATACAGATGGCCTTTTAAAGACCCCGGAGAAACCCTTGATTACAGCATGGACTGGTCGCGGTTTCTTGGTTCAGCAACTATCTCCACAGTCGTGTGGTCGGTGGAGACTGATGCGTATTCTACGCGAACTATCCTTACTTCTGGTCAAGACTTGACCACAGCAACAGATGGCGCAGTAACTGATAGTATTCAAAACGTTTCACAAACCCAGACCAACACCGTTGCAACTATAAATATTGGTAGCGGTGTAAACACTCACAACTACACGTTTTACTGTACAATGACTGATAGCACAGGAAGCACAGCTATTCGCTCAGTCAATCTGAAGGTAAGGACACGGTAACGATGGCATACGATTATTTAAGTTTAACCAACGACGTTGCTAAACGGCTTAACGAGACGCAACTTACATCCGCAAATTTTACAACAGCAACAGGCTTTTACAGCGCAATCAAAGAGGCAGTCAACTCTGCAATACGCCACGTCAATCAGGCGCACTTTGGTTGGCCCTTCAACCACAACACCTACCCTCAAACTTTAACTGCAGGCGTTACTCGCTACCCCGTCCCATCCCAAGCAAAATACGTTGATTTTGATACTTATCGGGTTCGCAGAGACAGCGCTCTAGGTGTTGGTAGAGCCGACCATTTGCCTCAGATATCTTACGATGAGTACGTTGACCGCTTCATAGACCAAGAAGACGAAACTACTCTCGCTAATGGCGCGGCTCCTCGGTTTGTTTTCCGTACCCAGAACGGGGAGTGGGGTGTAGTCCCCATGCCCGATAAAGATTACCAAGTAGACTTTGAATACTTCATGGACCCCGTTGACCTAATTCTTGACACGGACGTACCAACTATCCCCGAACGTTTTCGCCACGTAATTATAGATGGTGCCATGCACTACGCCTATATGTTCCGCGACAACATCGAGATGGCAGCATTATCGCAAAACAAGTTTGACCAAGGAATTAAACAGATGAGAACGGTTACCGTCAACGAAAACGTTTACATGAGGGCATCGTAGTAGTATGCCGGACCGTTGGCAGACACACGCCATCGAATTTAAGGGTGGCTTAGTAACTAACCTTTCCCCGTTGCAGCAAGGTGCTAATGCTCCGGGGTCAGCGCGTACTTTGCGTAACTATGAGCCATCAACTGACGGCGGGTATCGCTCAGTGCTGGGGTACAGTAAATACGACAGTACCACCGTACCTTGCTATGGTGCGCCTTTAGTTCACGGGGCTTCACAAAGCGGAACTACCCTCATACTGGGTAACATCTTTTTTAGCCCCGTAGTTGGTGATACTCTAACCCTTGCAGGTGTTGCAGGGACGTATACAGTTGCATCCGGCGGTGTGACGTTTGATGCTACAAATAAGCGGGTGACACTGACTTTAACAGGCGCGTTAGACAGCAGCCCTGCAGACAAAGCGGCAGCAACATTCACGTCTGGTTCAGGAATTATCCAAGGCGTATCTACCTTCGAAAGTTTTGTACTTGCAGCACGTAACGCTGACCTCTTTAAATCCACAGGTTCTGGGTGGACAAAGGTAAACACTCCAAACTACGGGCCTGTTTTGGTTGAGGGGGCTTCTCAAACGGGAACCAGCCTAGATGTTGATGGTATCACAGGAACGCCGCAAGCAGGCGACACCTTTACAATCGCAGGCGTTGCCTTAATCTATACTTTAACAGCCACACCTACAGTAACAAGCGGGGCGGCAACCTTTGCAATCAACCCAGCGTTAGCCACCAGCCCTGCAAATAACGCCGCAATTACTATGTTGTCTGTGGACCGTTCAGGTTTATCTAAGCATCGTTTTGTGCAGTTCAACTACAGCGGTACTGATTTTTTAGCGGGTGTGGATGGTGTCAACCCGCCCTTTGTTTACGACGGAAACACTTTTACAGTTTTAGATGGTATTCCAGCAGAAGGAGTTGGGGCGGGGCATGTAGC